ACCATTGTAGTCGGAGACATGGACTTTACCTTCTAGTCCGAGGTCCATAGAGCGTACCCTAGCCTCTGCCTCCGTGGTAAATATATCACTGGCGTATTGAGCCTTAGTAATGTCAGACTTACGAAGAGTAGACAGCTTGTGTCCTACCATCTCACCAGTAGGTTTACCCGCATCATCGACAATCTCAATACGAGCAGCAGGTTCTTCTTTAGAGCCTGTAACCTTGACTGAAATGTTAGGAACATCACCATCTTGAACAATCTGACGGATAATGCCACGAGCAGTGCCGCCAGAGGAGTTCCAAGATACTCGGGAGCCAACTTTCATATTTTTCTTGATTGCACTGTATGCAGATGCCATTGCCTTACCTTCATCCTTGGTATTATTGTAGACTGAGTTAAAGACTTCCATGAACTGACGCTTCTTATCAGCAGGGACATTAGAGGGAACTTTGTCTGGAGAAGTATATGGCATACTAGCGTCTCAGTTTACTGTTGTCTACAAGTATGATGTCGAAGTTGCAGGTAACTCTTGTATTGTTAGTCTCAACTAAGGCACACCTTACTTCTAGGTCACTCTTTTCAGAGATGGGCAAGGGGAGGGGAAAGTCATAACGATAGGTACTTTGGTAGGCTTCAGCCATATGACCTATGCGGAAGTTTTCACCAAAAGGTCTGGTGTAGAAACGGACTTGAGCATCTTCACCCTTTTGAACACTAAAGTCACCTGTGATAATAAAGCCTGTCTTGCCAGCAGGTACTGTGTATACACCGGACAAAGCTACACCAAGACCGATTGCTATATAAGCTACAACAACCCCATCAGCGGAGATTGATATGTTGCCCAAGTTGGCTGCTGCACCATTCTTGTAGCGGGCGCTATTTACCCTCTTAAACTCTAAAATGCCTGAGCTTGGGGTAAGACCATCAAGGTCTATTTCCTCGGTGATAGCGTTAAAGTTGGCATCAAGACCTTCGACAACAACACTACCCGTGTCACTAGCTGAAGAAGATACCACCGAGAGGGTGTAGGAGTTGGAGTCGAATTTAGACCAAGGGTAAAGGCCGCCATAGGGCCAAACAGTTTCGTCAGCACCAGAATCAATATCAGGATTGTAGCCCGTCAAGTGAGCAAAGCTATAACCCATAACTTCCGACTTGGAGATTGAAAAGCCGTTATTCTCGTACTGCTGTTTGGCCCAAGTAGGCATTAGGCAGTGCCCCAGAGTTCGATCAGGAGTTTACCAGCAGTGTAGGTAGCCTCAGTAATCGTACCAGCAGTCAGGTAGAGGTACTGACCATCCGTGGGGAAACTGGTGAAGACCGCTACAGAACCAAGGGTAGCATCACCGGCATTGACGAGAAGGGTTTCCGTCAGACTGCCAATAGCACCATTCTCGACACCAGTGCCTTCATCAGCAGCATAGACGTTAATATCCGGGTCCCCACCAGTGGGAGCCTCAAAGCAGGTCATACGACCGGCAATGATGGTACCATGCTTCTCTGCTTCGATGTAGCCGATATGACAGGGGAGTGCAGTGCCATTGACACCGATAATATCACCGATAGTCGTGGGGCATTCCAGACCAGTCAGGTCAATGAAGATTTCCGTCTTGATAAGACCGCCGACGTAGTCAACACGGGTCTTGTAGACAGTGCCAGTACCAGACGTGATGCCAGCACCAGCAGACATAACCTCGTCAGGCTGAGAAGTAAAGCCGGTGAGGATTTGATTGTGAAGTTTAGGCATCATGCCCTCCTTATGGTAACAAGTCTGTTAAGGTCGTAGCCTTGAATGTTGACTTGGTTTGATTGATTTCCACCCAGTAGATAGATGTACTTGTTGTCGTGTTTGTGGTAGAAGCCTACATGTCCCTGCCAAGGTTTCCCTCGGGATAGAACTACAATATCACCTTCTTCAGCTTCTCGGAGTTCTACTTCTTTACCGTATTCCTGGTAGGATCGAGCAAGAAGAGATTTGGTATTCGGAAGACCTTCTTCATCAAGAACCCAACCTACAAAAGCGGCACACCAAGGAACCTCGTCGTTATCCTGCGGAACCCCCGCCCCCTTGTAGTACTTGATTACCTCGGGGTTGTCCGGATTGCCCACCCATTCCTTCGTTCCCAGTTCTCCGTAGGCTCTCTTCCAAAGCCTTTCTCTCTTCGATGTTTTCCACATAGGCATCCTTGTCAAACTCCAGTTCGGCCATCTCCATGAGGTCTGCTACAACCTCGGCATGGTCTGCTACGTTAATCTTGGCACCGTTAAGATTACGAAGGAAGCGAGAGATATTCTCAAGATCATGGGGAACAACATCGCCAGCTTCAATACGGGGCATAACCTTGTAGTCAAGGCCGTTGATCTGCCAGAGAGGTTCCACCAGTTGTTTGTTGAGAATGTCAACCATCGTCTGAATGTAACTCTCTTGAGCCTTCAAGAAGAGGTCCGTCTTGCTCTTGCTGAGAGCATAAGAACCACCATCACCATTGCCCAGTTTAACGAAGTCGGCAAGGATACTCATTGCAATGTCACGCTGGTAGTCGTTGACTACAGGTCTGATCTCAATGTTCCGAGTACCATTGGCAGAAATAAGTTCCACATCCATGAGACGAGAACCAACACCACCAGTAGCCTTACCCTCACTATCTACCAGAAGGTCAGAGGGGAGGAGAATGTAGCCTTGGTCGTTGAACTTGAGGTCTCGGAGGACTCGTTCAAATTCTTGACGAAGTGCTGCTTGGGCTTCCGTGGCATCAGACGACATGTAGTCAGCAGGCATACGACCGACCGGAATACCCGTGAGTTCACGTTCAATAGCGATTGCCTCAATACGTTGCACATTCGTGAGGAACGTATAAGACTTATAAGCATTGCGTAGGATGCTGCGTCCAGATGGGTCATTGTTTGTATTCGTTGTTTTGTAGTGGATGCACTTACCGATGGGCAAGAAGCCTTTACCCTTACTGGTGTAGGTCCTGTCTTGAACAAACCCGAGAAGGTCACCAGTTTCCTTGTCAATCTCAAACCGTTCAAGGGTCCATTGGGCACGAGAGGCCAACTTACGGATACCAATACGACCATCAGTGTATTTGGAACGCTTCTTACGGTCTCTCTGGTTGGGGCCTACACGTCTCTTGTAGACCACCTCGAAGATGGCAAACCCAAAAGTCAGGAAAGAAAGGGCCTCAGAAATATGGTCATCAAGTGTATGTTCCATATCAGCCAGGACTTCTTCAAGAAATTGGGCTTCTTTCTTGGCTTGTTCGCTGTCATCTGCTGGTACTACCTCGTATTTTACATCTCGCAGGATTTGTTCTGTAGCATAACACACAGCACCAATCGTGCTATCAGAATCTCTCATTTCACGGCACTTACGAATCCAACGCTTACCACGGATTTCCGGGTCCCATTCATCAGCACGAATAGTCCCATTATTAGTATGATTACCACCGTAGCCAATTTCCAGTTTGCTGAGAGGTTCTGAAAGAGTCTTCATGCTACATCTCTCTGCATTAGATACGGTAAGTTACAGTAGCGACCGAATCATTATGTGCACCACCGGACACAACAAAGCTGGTCAAAAGAAGGTCATTACTCCCCGACCTCACAAGTGCAGTTGCATTCAATAGGCCAGCACCAGCACCAGTACCAAAAGTTCCTGCTCCATCAACTGCTGGGGTAAAGGGAAGGCCAGTCAAAATGATGAAGGAGGAAAAACCACTATAGTCCATACCAGTGCCTGTAACAATCAAGTTAAGGGTCACAAGATTGCCGACGCGAGTGTATGTGCCTGTGTAGGCTGAAAAAGTTCCCGATAGTCCTGAAAAAGAAGACAGGGAGGGTGTCCAACTTCCTTCCTCGTAGTAATCCAAGTTGTTTGCAGCAGCAGTACCACCAAGGTAGATGCCGGGGGCTACAACACCAGCAGTCTTGAAGGTATAAGCTACAGAACTGGAGAGGACTACATCAATCTCGTCATCGGTATCAGCTACAATATAACTGTCTTCATCGGCATCCATAGCCACTCGGGCTACGTTGTTTGTAGCGTCAATCTGGAAGATTGGTACATCATTAGAGCCAGTATCCTCGACATAGGCGATAAGGTTGGAGGACGTATTGTCCATCCACAAAGTGCCTTCAACAGAGTAAGTGGGAGAACTTGTACCAAGATGACTGCTAAGAAGACTATCCTTGAAGTTGTTCAAGTCAGTAGCAAGCTGAGTACCAGTTTTTGTTGCTGGGTCAATATCAGCAAATACGTTCTGGGTCATTGATAAACCTCCACGATCTCTACGGTGGTACCTTCAGAAAGGATTTTACCGATGGCAATCTCAACCTCTACATTAGCACGAGTGAGGAAG